GGCACTTCTTGATCTTTTCTAACGCTTTTTTGTGATCCATCTCTTCCTCGGCTGCTCATCAGTACCAGGCAACCACGCCCGGCAGACCACCCCAGTTGCCTGGGGTGGTTTCGCTTAGTGAATGGTGGGTGTGCTGGGTTGCCGGCTGCAGGCAGGAATGCCACGTAGGGTTTCTTCGCTGGAGGCCATGCCGAACAGGGTTTGAGCCATGCGCACAGCGGTGGTCTGGCGTGGTGCGCCGAAGCCATTAGTTTGAGCGCTGGTCATATCCAGAGAGACGATGACGGTCTCGCCATCAGCGGTGTCTTCTAGCGTGAGGATGGCTTTAGCCATGCGAAGCCTCCAGATACTCAATCCCATCAGTTGGGTGGTACGGGTTGGAGTGTTTCTGACCATCGAGCTTGATCAGTAGATGTGGGCCACTTGCTCCGGTGATAACGCCGGACTCCCCATACGCTTTTACCCGGCTACCTTTCTTTGCCGGTACTTGGTAGTAGACGCGGATATATTCCAGGCTCATGTCCACTCCTCTTCTACGGTTTCAAGCAGCTCGACATGCACGCTGAGCAACTTCTCGGCGGCCTCACTCAAGATGTTGGCGTTGTATTCGTCCATGTCCTCCCAGGCGCTAGCCATCACCAGAAGCTTGGCGCGCATCGCCTTGAGGCTGCGCCGCTGACCAGCAGCGATTTGTTTCTTCGATGGTGCGGCCATATCACACCCCCGCTATATCAAGGCTGATGGCTTGGTACTGGTCGGTGTCGCCCACGCGCTCATAGATGCGGATGTACGACTTTGACCCGACCACCTGGCAGGCTTCGCCAATGGCTTGCATGGCGCGCTGCCAGCGTTCGTCCTGGATCTCCAGGCGGCGCAGGGCAAGCACGCGGGCCGTGCGGATCTCGCCCTTGGTGTCCGCTCGGAAGGCGTCATTGATCAGGGTTACGACCTCCGGCCGGGCATCCTTTGTCCACTCGTTCACGCACTCATCAATCAGCGAGCGGGCAGCCTGCAGGCGTTCGTCCAGGGCAATGCTTTCCTGCACGGCCAGCTGGATCTTGTAGCGGCCGTCGAAGCTGAGCAGCGAGACGTTGCCTTTCTTGCCGCCCACCTTGGCGCCGTACTCCTCGAAACTCATCTCGATAAAAGCCTTGATGTCGCCGAAGGCAACGGCCTTGAAGTCGGCCAGAGCAACGCTAAGCGCGCCGGCCCGATCAACCAGTTGACGCACCAGGCGGTCGCGCTCGATGTCGATGGGCTTGATCATGCTTTCAGGGATCAAACGGCCCTGGCCGTCCTGGCGGTATCCAGGTGGTAGTTGGGTTTGTGCGTTCATTGCAGGGTTCCTTGGCGTGCGATGTTGGGGAGTGCCCAGCTGTCCGGGCGGGCGTAGCTGATGGGTTCGCGCCACTCCAGGGTCACGCCCTGGAATTGCACGATGTAGCGGTTGCTGCCGGCAGTGCCGTGACGCTGGTAGCCCTCGACCATGTTGGCAGCCAGTAACCGGCGGCCACCCTCCGGGTCGATGGTCAAACGGTTGTCGACGGGGTCAACGCAGTGCAGGCGAATGCCCATGCGCTGCAGCTCGCGAGCAGCTGCGTTGAATACCCGCAAGCGTTCGGCCAGTGACTGGGTCAACACTTTCAGCGGCGCGTGATTAGTGGAGGCGAGCATGGGCGTTCTCCTGGGCGGTGCAGTTGGGGTTGAAGGTGCAGTGCTGGCAGGCCTTCCATTGCTGCATGGCCTGCGGGTTGTGAGTTGGCGCGGCTTTTTCGCGGTAGCTTTGGCACTGCTCGGCGGTGATCACCTGATCAATGGCCACGCATTCAATGCGGCCCAGAACATTCATCACGCGGCGCTCTACGCCAGCCGTAGATGGCGACGGGTAGCGGTTGGAGAGCAGCAGGCTTACCGCTGTGCGACTCATGCCAATGCGCTTGCCGGCTGCTGCCATGGTGCTGCGTGCGGCTTCGGCACCCAGCAGGCGGACAAACAAGGGCGGTTCTTCGCCCCAGGCTTGGATGCGAGCTGTGTTCATGGGCGGACCTCTTTCTGTGCGTCGTGAAACCGTTGGATGGCAGCCATCCCGGCAATTTGCTCGGCGTCTCCCCGGTGAAGCTGCGCAACCATCCGGTCTGCGAGTCGAATCACCGGCTTAGCCGCTTCCGTCATCGCGGCGAGCAGCTGCTCCAGGCGGGCTTTTTCCAGGCGAAGGCCACTGACTTCGCAGCTGTTAGTCACTTCGCCTTTGCTCCAAACGACCTGATTTAGGTTCGGGTCGAACACCTGCTCATAGGTGTTGCGCTGGTAAACCGGATGCTGGGGCCCCGTGTTCCTGGATGGCAGCAGGCGATAGCGGGCCGGGTTGCCTGGCGTGCCACCGCTACGGGTGACATAGCCGGCATTGCAGAGCCCTTGCAGATAAACGCGGGCGCCTTCCGCAGTCATGACCACGCCATTAACACTGGCGTGTGCTGAGGCTTCGGCGGCGCTGAGTTCGCCCAGGATGCGCAATGACCGCCAGATGCTCTCAACCCCCTGGCCTTGTTGGCTGCGCTTGCCTGTTTTAGTCACGCGCGGGGCTTCGGCGCCTTCGTCCTTGACCAGGGTCCACTCGGCATTACGCTTTGGCATCCCTTTCACCAGGGCCAGAATGCCGGCCTTGGCTAGGGCTTCCAGGTAGGTGCGCACGGCCTCATCGTCTTGATTGCTCTGGCGAGCGACTGCATAGGTGGTAAGGGGCTGCGCGGCGGTGTGCAGAGCGCGAACGGCCTCCCACATGTGCTGCCGCTGAGCCTTGCCACCAGTCATGACCAGGTGAACTGGACGGCTCGCCATCAAGAAGCCCTCCGCGCAGGGGCTTCACCGGTAAACCAGGTGCGCTTGCCCCACTGGGCCAGGTCGATGCTGTCTACGCCGATGGCCTGGGCTTCGCTGTTTACGCGGTACAGGTTGACCGCGACGCGACGCAGGCAGCCGCGCACCTGCTGCCGTAGGTTTTCCAGCAGGTCATCAGCCATTGCCAGTGCTGGGTAGCTGGACTTGGCCAGGCTGCGCATGTCGTCGAGGGTTGCAGCTTGTGCCGGCACCCACTCCAGCACGCGGTTGTGCAGGCGCTCCAGCTTGGCCAGGCTGGATGGCACGCGCTCTTCGCCGATCAACACAATGGTGCCTTGGCTGGCGTTGTAGAGGTCGGTCAGAACGTTGGCGACGGCCTTTTCCAGCAGGTACTGCACATCATCGACAATCAGCGGACGGCCGCTTCGGGTCAGCTGCTCGGCCACCTGGTCAACCATCTCCGAGAGGGTACGGCTCGGGGCAATTCCCATCTCGCGCAGGATGGCCAGCAGGAAGGCTTTCTTGCTCCAGGTGTCGCGGCACTCGACGTAGTACGCCCGGTGCAGGTTGGCCGCAAAGGCAGCGCCGACGCTTTTGCCAAGGCCGCTGGCACCGTACATCACCACCAGGCCTGGCAGGCCAAGTGGGCGACTCTGGGCGCGATCAATGGCACTGGCGAGCAGGCCGACATTGGTCAAGGGTACGATCTTGGATACACTCATTTTGCTACTCCTAAAGGCCACTCCCCGTGGCCGGTGTGTTAAGCGCGGGCCTGCAAGTCCGCGTGTTCAAATACCCGCCGTATGGCGGTGAAGTCCGGGTGGCTCGGGTAACGGCCGTGCCACCTGGCTTCCTCCTCTGTCAGTTCCTCCCCTGCGTTGTGTTTGCCATCCAGTTGTTCCCATAGGCGGTAACGCGCCATGGAATCGCCCGGCACCTCAAAAATGCTTGATTGATCCGCTACCAGTTGGGCGGCGAATTGCTGGGCGCTGTGCAGCTGCAAGGCGTCCAGGTTGGCGCTCGGTGCGGTGGTCGGTGCGATCATTTCCACGCGGGTGCCGGTCAAGGTTTCGATCTTGTCGATGCCGCGTTTGATCTGGCCTTGAGCACGTTTCTCGCGGGCCTGCTCAACACGGTTGAGCGGCATGTAATCGCTGGCGTTACCGTCTAGGAGGGCTTCGCCGATCAACTCGCCATCCAGGGTGCGCACCCATACCCGCGAGGCATCGCGCACGTCGTAGGCCACCCGCACTTCCTCTCCCTGGAAGTCACGCAGGGCGTTGAGGAAGTAGCGGTTGTTGTCCCAGGCGATTTCGCCCCGATGGGTTTTGCGGATGATCTGCGGACGCATCAGGTCGCAGACCAACTCAGGCGGCGCGATCATCGGTTCCCAGCCGCTGGCGCGGGCGGCATCCCAGGCTTCCGCTGGGCTCATATGGCGCATGGCGCCGGTCTGCGGGTCGCGGATCTTGGCCAGGCCACGGTGCGGGCGGTTGTTGTAGTCCTCGATCTCGATTTCAGCGGCAGACATAAACTCGGCATGCGTTGGCAGCAGCCGGGTGGTGCCGGTGTCGCGCAGCTGCTGGCGGCTGATCCGATGCACCTTGGTGCCGGCATGCTTGTCCATGTCGGCGCCGATGAAGCTGGTCAGCTTCTTGGCAGCGCGTACCCAGAGGCTCTGGTGGCTGCGCTCGATCAGACCGCGTGCCTGGCTGTTGTAAGGCAAGGCGTGGGTCATTTCGCCGCCCAGGCGGTCAACCACTTCACGCACGGTGTCGTTGGCAAAGCCGCTGCCGTTGTCGACGTAGAACATGGCGAACATGCCGCCGCGCTCGATGGCGTCACGCAGGGCAAACATCACGTCGATGGTGTTCTCGGCCTCGCCAATGGCGACCCCGAGCACTCGACGGGTGGCGACATCGAGCACGGTGGTGATCTCCGGCCGGTAAGGCTTGCCGGTGTGCGGGTTGATCACCTCGGCGTCGAACTTGTGGCCGTCGGCGGTGTACACATCACCCGGCAGCAGGTTCTTGGTGGTGCGGCGGCGGAATGGCTGGAAGGCCTTCAATTCCTGCGGGCTGTAGCGACCACGTTCGCGGGCCTCGACGCTCAGTTTGTTCAGGAAGCGGCGCACCTGGTGGATGCTCGGCCGGTCGCCATCGCACTTGGCGGCAAACTCGGCATAACTGGCTTCCACGCTGGGCTTGGTCGGCCGCTGAAAGCAGCGCAGGAAGTCGGCCGCCCAGGCGGGGACGCTCAAGTCTTTTTCTCGACGGGTTGGCGCCAGGCCGGTTTCACCCAGCTTGCGAAAGTCCGCCAGCCAGCGCTTTAGGGTGCGCTCTGAAAGGCTGCGATCTCCGGTTTTGCGGTCGTTGGCGCGGATCACGCGCTCGCTCAGATAAGGGCTGAGGGCGTCACTTTTCGCATGAGCGACCAGGGTGTCGATGGCGCGCTGCTGGCTGACCACCTGGCTCATACGCTCGATTTCACGAACAAAAGCCAAGCGCGCGGTCATCACTGAGCGCTGCAAATCTGTCAGCCGTGACGCTGAAACGGCGTCACGCTCTATTACTTTTGGAAGGCTGACGACCTCTGGTTTTGGCTCATCGGCAACCGAGGCCGCGATCAATGCCGCCTGGGTGGCCTCTGGCAGCACGGCGAATGCGTACTCGATGGCCTTGCTACCAAGGCGGCGTTGGCCTTCCCAGCCTTCGCGCTGAGCGCGGATCTGAATGGCTCGCGTTGTACCTGGCAGGCCTGGCTGGCCCGCCAACTCTTGGGCGCTGTACCAGTTATGCATGATTGTCACCCAGCATGCGCTTCAGCTCGCGCGCTTTACGACTGGCATCCGATGCCACCCGCTCCAGGCGGCCAAGCTCTGCATCAAGAGCTTCGCGGCCATAAGCCACGCGGCCACCGCGCAGGGCGACTTGCCAGTTGGTCAGCACATGGCTGGCGCAGACCTCTTCCAGCAGGGCGGCTCTATATAGAGGAAGGTTGTGATCCGTCCGGGCAGGGCTCGACCACGCATCGAGCATGTGTTTGCTTACGTCATCGCCGGACAGGCGCGACATGCGAGCCGCGACCTCATAGCGATCAAGTTCAGACCCCTTGAGGATCTCGCCAACCAGCTCACTGATCTGGGCGGCATAGTTACCAGAGCCCGGCACGGACAGAACCGGCTGGGGTACGGTGAAGATGTCTAGGGTGCGGTCGTCTTTTCCGTGACGCATGTCTAGGCCTCCGTTCCGTTTTTACGGTGCCCAAGGTCATAAGCTGGGTTATGCTCTTGGCTATAAGTTGCGTTGTTTTCCGCGCGCTGGACGCGAATCCGGTGAGGGGTGCCGGTAGATTTCCAGCGCTCTGGCCAAAGGTCGATAGGCTCCAAGCTGAGAGCTTCGGCAATGGCTCGCTCAACGCGCGGATAAGCGGTGCGTTTGGCGTTTTTCACGGCAGGGCCAGTGACATCAAGGTCTCTGGCGATATCAGCCAGTGAGGTGCCCTTCGCACGCAGCTGGTACTTGATCCATTCCCAGCGGATGGACGGATCAATTGGAATGTCGGCTTTGTTCATGCCTAGCGTCCTTATCAACCACCTGGCAGGGTGGTTTTTTTGGGGTGTCTAACGTTACCTAGGGCATAAACATAGCCGCTTTGTTCTTGGTGGTAAAGCGAAAAGCGGCGTTTCGTTTTGCCGTAACCGGCATTTTTGTGGTGATTGCGGCTATGTTATTGATTTGCAAGGCATTAATAGGGAAACGAAATTTCGCTTTCCTGCATGGGTCCGTTTCGTTTTCCTACTGTGGGAATACGAAATGACTGATGGGCTGGCCGCACGCATGCGGCAATGCGCCGAGTTGGCCGGAAGCGGCGATGAACTTTCGCGCTTAACGGCTATTCCTCGGCGAACACTTGAGTACTACCTGACAGGTGAGCGCGAGCCGAAAGTGGCGCGCTGCGTTGAGATCGCTAAGGCAGTCGGCGTCGATATCGGCTGGCTGGCATCAGGCGAAGGAGATATGCGCAGGGGCTCGGCGCCAGCTGCTGCACCAGACACAGACCAATACGCCTACGTCCCGCTCTACGATGCTCGCTGCAGCGCCGGGCATGGCTGCTGGACCGAGGGGGCGCGGGTGCTGACGATGCTGGCCTTCACCAGTTACTCGCTGCGCAAGAAAGGCCTGGACGTTGCCAAGCTCTCCGCTGTGCGTGTGGATGGCGACTCGATGGAGGGGCTGCTGAGCGACGGCGATACGGTAATGATCGATCACAGCCGCAATGCGCTTGAGGGTGAGGCTGTCTATGTCATCCGCCTGGATGACCACCTCTACGCCAAGCGCCTGCAGCGCCAGTTCGACGGCTCGATACAGATCATCAGCGAAAATAAGGCCTACCAGAACATGATGGTTCCCAAGGAGCACCTGGCTGACCTGGAGATCATCGGCCGCGTGGTCTGGGCTGGCGGCTGGATGGTCTAGCCGGGAGACTCACTAACCCGATAGTTACGATGCCAAAGAGCCCGCGAAATAGCGGGCTCTTCGTTTGAATGTGATGTTTAAGGCTTTGCACGGCTTTGGCACTGGTCCGGTCAACGGCTTGACCACGAACCCCGCGCCGCGTCTGGCGCTCCGATGTCTTCCGGCTTTATCCGGCCACTTCCGGCATCGACTCCCCCCAGTGCCAAACCTATAACCTCCTCACAGAGCGCGAGCAGGCAGGGGGAGGAGCAGGACGACATCCCGCAGCGCATAACGGGAACAAAGTCTTTGTGAGGGGATGTTCAGCGCTGCCCGGACGAACCCAAGGCAGCGCGAATATACAGCGAGGGTAAAGCGCTGGTGCTGAGCGCGTTTACTGCATCCACGGCGGCGGTGGCGGCTCGTCGTTGGGCGCGTCTTCGGCGTTGAGCAAGGCCACGCGACGCGCTTCGTCGGCCAGGGCGGCCTTGATTTCACGCATCACCGCGTCGATATCGGCGGCATCGTCCGGCTCGTCGAACTCGCCGGTCAGCGGGCTTTCCGGGGTCAGGTTACCTTCCTCGTAAAGCGCCCACATTTCCTTCGCGTACTTGGTAAAGCGCAACTCGGGAGCGAACTGACCGAAGTATTC